TAGTACAACAATGTTGCGCTGGACGTAATAAAAAACTGATGTTGAATACACAAATGTAGGCTCCTATAACATATTTAGTATAATATATTAATTTAAATAACTTTGGTTACCCGATAAATAAGCTGTTAACTAAAATAATGATCCAAAACGAATTCTTTAAAAGATTGACAGAAAATCACCCGTTCATCACAGTATGTTCATACGCCAACCAGGATTATGTAGGAATTGTGCAAAACCGTGATGATATGGTTACCACTATATATGACTATGGTGCTATTACAGATAACACAATCAAAGAAAAGTTCCTAGAACTAGGAGAGGTTTGGTGGTGGGAATCCAATAGATTAATCCCTATTAATTTGTTTCTTAAGGAAGATTGGATACCCTTTAAGCCCTACTTAAGGACCTTCACTAACAAAAGTCTAGTAGTGGTTCATGGACCAACTTGTAGTATGGCTGAATTAGGGAAACGCAGAAGTAAACGCCGTAGTATCACCCTCGTCAAACGAATGCCCTAACAAATTCATGTGAACTACTACTAATTGAGCATAAGCAATCGCATGTGCTTTCTTAAACACATACCCGTCAGTTCCCTTATCCCAGACAGTTTTATTAATCTCAGACCATACTTTACCAATCAAATGTTTCTTACCGGGACGAATAACTGCTAGAAACATTGCTAATCTTGGGATACTATCTATAGGTTCTGGCATCTTTTCTAAGTTATAGTACTGATTGTTCAAGTGAATCAGTTTCTCAACAAAAGATTTATCCTTCAGTTTAGTCCAATCAGGTTCAACCATCAATTCATTAAGATGTTGTTCATCACGGACATTCTCATAAACATGGACATTCAACAAATCTAGTTTAAAGTATCCACGCTTTTCTGCTACTGTATAATCAATGCTTGCAATGTCATTGATTGGATCATAGGGTATAGGTGTAACATATACTCCAGTTGCGTGTTTACGTATAGGATTGACATTACGCATTGCTGCATTGGTGTGCTTAATCAGTTCAAGTAATCTATCTCTTGAACCAAAGTCAATGTCAATATCACTATCTATTCTCACGGTGGCATCACTCCCGCTTTGATTAGTTTACTATACGCTTTTTGTACAACAATAGCTTGTCGTTCGGCATCCTCTACAGCTTTGTGTGTCGTAGAATGCCCGCCATCTTTTAAACTGACTCCTGCAATTTCATACAGTGTTCTAGTGTCTCGTACGGTATAGAATGGCCATGGTATTCGCATTTCAAGTTGACGCCATGCGGTCTCGCAAGCAACGATATCAAATGCAGCACCATTAGACCACACAGCACGGCGATTCCAACAAAACTTATAAAGGGCTTCCATAGATTCACTAAATGAAATACGTCCCTGATCTCCCATCGCTTCTTCAAGTGCTGCAGGGTTTTGTCTTGACCACCATTCAATTGTGCTGTCATCAATTATCCTATCAAATTGTTCGGTCTGTTCTTCAATCGTAGGACGCAATTCTAATCGTTCTACTACACCATTACCTTTAGGATCAAACCGTACAGCTCCTATAGTTAGTATAACACAGTATGGACTTGTGTCCAGTGTCTCTAGGTCAATCATTATATCATTTGCCATTACATCTGCCACATTTCATACATTGTTATAAATTTATCATCCCACAACTCTATTGTAACACATCCTCCAACTAAGGAGAAGTCCCAACCTTGGTGTCTTTCACCAAAATTTCTTCTCATCCATTTTACAATGATAGCAGGATCTTCTTTGTGATATTTACAGTCTCTGTTGTAGACTGTTCTGTTGCCATTTTTATATTTGTTATCTCTACAACCATTGATATAGACAGTCGGGGCAGCTAGGCCAAATGAGCCAGTGTTCATGTATGCCATATCATCCCCATTTCAATAAAAATATCAAGTAGAGTTTTTCATCTACTATCTGATAACCATCTGTTATATTGCCATTGGTAATATTCATTCTTACACCGTACTTCTTTTGTAGATAATCTTCAAAATCATATGCGTCAAATTCTGTTTTAGTTTCCATGTACTCTACACGAACTTTTTTCAATGCTTCCCAATACTTCCAACGATTCTTTCGTTGATGTAATGCCGGATCATCGTCATCATAATCTTGAAATGATTTTGATATATTGGTCATAGCCACTTTAACATAAACCAAATTGCATCTTTTTCATCACTAAAATGATAATCAATCTTTGTAGCATCATATGTATTGTATCCATATGCATATCATTAGTAATGTAACTAGGGCAATATTTTTTAGCCCAATGTAAGGGCTCCCAAAAAGGATCAAAAGGTATTGTAACTGTCATTCCCAGCGCAACAAAAACAATGTTAAATCTTCATCACGGGTAAGCATTATCTCACTTTGCTTAATATTATCTACCCAACGATTACTTCCAGTTTCTTCATCATATCCTGAATTGCCATAATTCTTTTTACACCATTTCTTGATTTCTTTGGTGTCAACATCTTCTTGGTTTTTCCAAGAGATTGTATGTATATTAACTTTACTACCGAAATAGCGTGATGTTTTATGTGTAAATTTGCTCATGTCCATCTCAATGTAAAAAATGTAGCATCACTACCTTCTTTGAAAGCAATTCTGCCGTCCCAACAATGATATTCAATTTTATTTTCTTTTAACCAATCTATTACACTATTACGCACACTAGGAATGTACCAAGGAACGTACCATGGGTGCGGTATGTTTATAACAGTCCAACCCATAGCATTGTATAGTACTTCTGTATCAATACTGTCAGCCATATCTTTGGCAAGTTTATCAATATATTCGTGTTCTATATCTATCATGACCAACGCAATATAAAAAAGGTTCTATCTTGTTCATCACGGAACCAATACTTACGATCACTACCTACCCAACGTGCATTTTCTTTAAGCCAATTACAATCACCCATTGTGTCTGTCATCCACTGACTCATCCCCTGCCACTCTTTCTCATCATAGTTGTATGGTCGAACCCAATAAGGCCATTTAGGTTGATTGTCAGCGTAGCCAGTTTCAAGGCGTTTCACGTTGATTTCATCTATCCATTGCATTGCCATATCGGATATCCATCTATTTTCAGCCATAGCACGTTTCTTTATCACTCTGCCCACTCTTTATTAAACATATTCATGTGTTTTTTATTTACAAACTCAACATCACAATATGGATCTCCCGTCTTACCTTGTACTAAACGCATTTTCCAATTAGTACCTTCCCAATAAATTATCGGTTTACTAACTGTAAGTTTGCCGATATGCTTTTGTAGCCATACCAATAATAAAACATAATCTCCACCGTATAATCTGCTTACGTAAGTTTGATTAGCTGGTTCTTTTTTTACCATCGTAACCTCGCTAATACATAATCACGCTGATATCTAAATTTAATTTTCACTATTTGATCGGTCCAGGTGTATATACAATGACGATCAGGCATTTCTATAGATTTTTCTATCCATTCAATTATTTCTATTTTATGGGCGTGTGGCTTTTCTTCATTCAATTGAATGATTATTTCATGCCAACCAGGTCTAATATCTTTCCAGTGCTTAGTCATAACCATCTTAAACTAAAATGTATCGCATCACGCTCATCTTTAAAAATAAAATCCATATAATCTTCTGTCATGTGTGTATAAAACTTGTTCCCGGGCAATCCATATACTTCCATTGCCCAAATACAAGTTTCATCCCAATCACTAATTGTATCACCCTTCATCCATGGGATACGAACCTTAGTACCCGGTTTCTCTAAGAGTATCGTTGATTTTTTTAGTGTGTTCAGCATCACGTTTAAACTTTATCGCCCATTGTTCTGGATTTATATAATCAATAATCATTTTAACATGACCTTCATTTAATGTATCTAAGAATTGGGTGCCACTGTCACTTTGATACAACAACCAGGGACTAATCTTGCCCGTTGTTATCGCATAACAAATTTTATTTACATTCCCGTATCTTAACATATCATGTGGTTGAATATTAGCATCAACTGCCATTTCAATACAATACTCAATACTACGATGTATAGCATCAAACGCATCTTCATGCCGCAAAAATTCAATTAGATATTTAGTATAGGTGCTATCACTACACCAATTATCAATTTTAACCTGATTCTTTAGTAACCAATCTGTAAATCTTGGAATATTTATTGCATTGATACTTATACAATAATTACCAAACTTAACAAATGCTATGTAGTATGGATTCTTAATGAAATCTTCTTGTTTAAGATTCTTTCGTTTAGACGTATTCTTTTTGTAAAATTCTAACCAACATTGAAAGCCAATTCTGTTTCCATGATTGTCTTTATCTAACCATCTACGTTTTTGTTCACAGACATGACTAAGCGTGGTTGATTCACGCAAGAACTCTCGCTTGCAAAATTCACAGCCATACTTTGCTGTTTTAATTACCGAGGTCTCTTTCATATTGCTTAAGTTGTTCTTCAGTAATAGTTTCATTTAGTGTCTCAATGTCTGTTAGTTTCATGTTAGGAAAAAATTCTGCTAATTTAAGTTTGCGTTTTTGATTACCTACAAACGCTTCACTCACCGCGTCAATGTCATCACTATCCGCTCTAGGATATATCTTCTTGTAATACTCTTTAATATCTTTCAGTTTAGCTGCTATTTGTAATTTGCTTACCTTAGGACTAATGTTAGGTATCCATTGATGAAACTGTTTACCAACTCCCGGGCTACTAGCACACATCATCAACCATTGTAGTTTAGGATGCTTTTGAATATTCTCGTTGAACAAATACTTGTTGGCATACTCTGCTGTACTCATTACATAGTAACGACTTAATCCTTCACTACCTTTTATTGCGCTTAGCCATTGAATCATTGTGAATGGTACAAACTTCTTTTGTTGTTCAGGACTTAGTCTATCAAAGAAATCATAGTCTTTTTTATCTAATGCAGCAAGGACTTCAAACAAGTCTAAATCTTGTTTGTCAAATTTCTCATCAACTGGAACTATTGCTTTTCTTGTTGCCATTAGAATGCCTGACTATAATCTATTATCTCACAATTACGACTAATCTCTTTTACAAAATATATACATGCGGGTTTAGGACCATCTTCAATTGGCACACATAGAAACTGTCCGTTCTTTAATCGAGGAGCATACCATGTTACATCGTGATAGATATCTACAATCTCAATAGGCAAGAAGGTAGGACTAAAACTTGTTAATGGATTAAATTCAAACGCATTAAACCCTCTGTCATTGATACTTGTTAAGGGCAATGTTTCTAAATCACCATGCTCTTTTTCACCAATCAATATCTGCCAATCTACTGGCATCTTAATTGTATGCTTACCAATTCTCAGTACAAGCGCAGGTGCATTAAAACTTTCTAAAAAGATTAATGGTATATAATGATAATCTACATTACTTGGGTTACTATTATCTAGTATTGCAAATCGTAAATCATCTATCTCCTCTGGCAATGTCTCTAAGTTATAGTATTCGT